ACGGCTCCACCGCCACCAGAACAAGCACCACAACCGCAACCTGCAGGGTGGGAAGTGCCCTCTGGAGTTGTAATGAGGACAACATCATTTACCGCAATAGGTACGTTATTTGACCCTGGGCGTCTGTACTGGCTCATAGACTCACCTCTGGTGTTTTAAAGATTTTTCCAGAAACGTAAGTATGGGTAACGTTATCTGCGTTAGTCAATTGTACATCGTAGTATGAGGTTCCAGGCAACATACGTGTTTGGTCTCCAGTAAGAGATAGAACTAATGTGCGCTTATTATCGCCATCTTCAACAATGTCTGGCTTAGTGACAGTGAACTCAGTAATAACGTTTGCTGAACCTGGTACGCCCTTAATCTGTGCCAAAGGTGTGAGCAAGTCAACTTCAAAATCAAGACGAATAGAGAATTCGTATGCATCGCCTTCGTAAATACTAAGGTCTTGTACAACAGTTACTGGAGGCTGTACAACGTTGCCATAAGTAGGTAATGGTAAATGAACACGCACTGGAGTTGACTGGTCGTCGACTTCCATAGGTTGATAAATAGGAACATAGAAGTTTGTGCTCTTTGAAATACGGCGCAATGAGAATACATCGATTTTGTAAAGGCCAATACCAAGTTGTGAACATAGTTCTTTATACTGGTTTTTACGAACATCAATCATCTGCATCAACTGACGATAACGTTCAGAGCGAGGAATCATTACACCATCTGGTGCTGTAATATCAATGTCAAAAGAAGCATCTGTGGCTAGAGTGTAGAGAGCCAGAGTTGATGCATAAACAATTACTGGGTACTCTTCCAAAGTAGGAAGGTTCATGATGCTTACATTGCGGCCATAGGCATCAGTATGGAATGCAGAGTGTTGCTCAAATGCATTAGAGATGTACTGGCAAATCTCTTGAGTTGTAAAGTATTTAAAGTAGTTACCAGCAACAACGATAACGTCTCCTGCTGCTGGCTTTGTATCAAAGACAATATAGCCTGTTGCTTCTTCTACCTCAACAGTTGAAGAAACATCATCGCCTTCTTGATTGATGACCAAGTTAGCGCCATCAAGAGGGGAGTAAGGAACAAGGAAACGGTTGGTGATGCCATCAGCAACAAATTGGTAAACGAAGGAACGACCGATGTCACCCAACTCATAACGTAGGCGGTCTGCCATGCTCGTTATCGTAGCCACATAACCTCCGTAAAAATCTTGCGTAAATCATCTCGCATTATTGCGAAATAAAAAGGTCCAACCCCCAACTGGGAGGAGGGCGGGAACCAGTTGAGGGTCGGACTACTGTAGACGTGCTAACTGTTTAGTTAGGACGCCAAATGTAACCAAGTTGTTCTAGGTATGCTGCGAGTTGTGCTGGGACTCGGTACTTAACTCCAGCCTTAAAGGTGTAGTTATTTCCAACTCCGTAAGTCATATCTTCGATATCAGTGATGGTACGAATAACTACCATGTCACCTGCTGTAGATACGCCTACATTTTCAATCTCGTCTAGAACGAGTGGAGCATCTGGTTGCTTCGGGTCGAAGACATCATTTTCCAGACTCTCTGCCTCAACTTGAGCGGCAATGGAAATCTCATCCTTGCGCTTCTTAAGTTCTGCTGCATTCTTCTTTGCTGCTGCTTCCGCTGCACGACCTGTTGCGTCAAGCGGACTTGTTTGTGTATTTGCCACGGTGTTTATTCTCCTAAGTTAGTTTTTAGTGTGATGTGCCTGGGGGCCCAGGAAGGAGTAGGACCCCCAGACAACATCGATGTCTTAGTTTGTGTAAACCTTGACGATAGCCTGGTCGGTGATTACACCGAGGCCCCAGATTGCGTACCATGCAAGAGCGTGTTCACGACCGAAGTCAAGAACGCCACCGTCACGGAGTTCAACTGGAAGAGAGATTGCGTGACCAAATGCGTTGTCACCAATCATGATTGCTTCGTAAGCATCTGCAGTGTTACCTGTTGCGTTTGTGAGGTAGCCCTTTTCTGCTGTGTAATCAGCAGACTCTGGGTTACCACCCTGACCTGGGGCTGTGTTAGCCTTAACAGGAACAGTAATCTGTGATGCTGGAGCGCCAACAAGACCGTTAGTTGAGTATGTGCCGTTAGCAGCAAGCAACTTGACCTGTGTTGTTTCAATGAATACTACGTCGTAGAGACGACCAATTTCACCGAGCATGAAGTTACCTGGAGCAGCGTACTTTGTAACTTCGATGAACTCTGGGTTCGAACGAATGTCACGTGACTGCTTTGGGTGAATGAACATTACGTAGGTTTCGCCCAAACGTGGGATGTTCTTACCAGCAAGGGTAAGAGCAGCATCCTTTACAGCACCTGTTGACAACTTGTAAGCGCCATCGAGGTCTGCGATTGAGTTTGCCTTGTCACCTTCGTTGTACCAGTCGTTGATGCCCTGTACGCCTGTACGGTCATAACCAAAGACTGCTGATGTTGCTGCAGAAAGTGTGTTACGAGCCTGTACGTCGAGGTACTGTGCCATGTGGCGACCGAGAAGACGTGATGCTGATGCCATAACGTCATCGAATGATGCGTTAAGGAGAAGTTCAGAAACTGCTACTGCGTAGCCGTGTTCTGCAACTGTGATTGCAATCTGTTCTGCTGTAAGAGCGTTGGTTGTCATACGAACACCTTCTGTAAGAGGTGTTGGGTCGATACCAAAGTTCTTGTAACGGAGGAAGTTAACACGTAGACCAGGAGCAACGCCGAGTTCAGTCTTCTTAACAGCGAACTGTTCGAAGCGGAGGATTGGCATAGCCTGGAAAAGAATTTCCTTCGACCAGATTGTTTGAATTGCTTGGTTCAAAGATGAGTTTGAACCTGAGTAAGCGGTTGGAGCAGAAGCGAGTTGTCCTGTTCCTGTAATAGCACTTGCCATTTAGGTCAAGTCCTTTCTGTAGTTGTTTTAGGGATTAACGGTCGAACAGTCCCTGACCACGATTGCTGGCGGCTGTGCCAAGAAGTTTGGCTCTTTGTTTCGCATATTCTGCCATTGACAAATCCCTGATTGAATCAGGAGTTAACGATTGTTGTGACGAGTCATTATCGAGGGGTCCTGCGGCAGGGCTCGTAACACGAGTTCCCACCATTTGTTGCTTTGCATTTTGCATAGCCTGTTGAACAGACTGTGAAATACTTGCAGATTTTTCTTTGAGCATCGCAATGCTTTGCTCAATTTCATCTTGTGAGTTACCACTAATCAAGTCGATAAGTTCAGGAACGATATTATCCCGCTCTTGTTCCAAACGGCTCTGACGATAGTTGGTTAACTCTTGGAACTTGCGTTCCTGTTCTAGTAGAGCAAAAGCACGTTCTCTCTCAAGACGTTCAGACTCTAGTTGAGACTGCCATTCTTGCTCCTTCTTAGAAAGGAGTTCTTTAACAGAAAGTTCTTCTTCTTCCTTCTGCTTTGCCTTTGCTACTTTTTCTGCTTCTTTAGCAGCACGCTTTGCTTCACGCTCAGCCTCTTTTGCTGCTTCTTCCTCACGAGCCTTCTTAAGACCTGCGAGTTCTTCTTTCATCTTTTCCATTTGAGGATACAACTTTGCCTTTTCTTGCTCACGAGCCTTGGCAATGTCATCTGCGGTATACACAGAGTTCACCTCATTCTGAAAAACTTCAGTTGCTGCTGGAACTAGGTTCTCTGATGCAGTAACTTCTACTTCTTGATTATCGGCCATAATAGGTCACTTATCTTTCTTAGGTCGTTGTCCGAGTTGCCTTGCGGCGTGCCACTTAATTGTTACGAGATAATTGCATTACATTTCAATGCTTTTGTCTCGCTATATTCTGATTATTCATCAGAAACTTTTAGTCCTTGTCTAGACTTCTCCTTTGTGGAATCTTTGTTCCGTAAGCGTCTGTGACAAGTTTTTCTCTAACCTGAGCCTCTGCTCCATTTTCCATTTCAGCCATAGCCTTGTTCTCTGGGCTATCGATGTTCTCAGGATTTTCTGGGCCCTGGATTCCATCACCCATGATGTCGCCATCACCAAGTTGCTGTGGCTGCATAGGGATTGCAGAATTGCCATCAGGCCCTGGCATCATGCCAGTCATATCCATGATTGCTTTCTGAATCTGAATCTTGACAAGTTGTAGAGCGCCATCAGCCTCAGCATCAGCAAGAAGTTCAGAACGAATTTCCTGCAACTTCTCTTCTGGGAATTCTTCACCAAGGGCACGAAGTGCACCTTCCTTAGACTCAAGACCCATACCCAACTTAGTCTGGATTTCGTTGAGAACAATTAACTTATCCAATGGAAGTGGAGGTGGGAAGTGAACATAGTTCATGTAAGACAGCGGGTCATTAGGGTCAAGTTGTGGAACTTGACCTTCCTTGATTGGGCCGTCTTCGTCTGGGTTGTAAATCATTGTCTCTGGCTCTTTGAGGAACAAAGTGCGAAGAGCAAGTTCGTTAATACGTTCTAGTCCCTTGCCGTATTGAGCAACCTTCTGTGAGTAACGGTTCATCAATGGCTGGTATTGAATAGAAAGAGCAACACCTGAAGTATTAGAGATTGCTTGAACTTGTCCCAGAGCGGTTTCTGGGATGTTCATGATTTCATGCATTGAGCGCTTGAGGAGTTCGAGATACTTCAAGGCTCCGTCGATGCCTTGTGCACCTCCCTCAAGGTTGAAGACTTGAGCATCTTTTGGAAGACCGCCCCAAACCTTCTTAGCGCCTTTTTCTAGGTTAGAGGCTTTAGCACCCACGATTACCGTCACTGGTGATGCGTGGTAGTTAATGATGTCAGCGACATCAGTGCTAATTTCGTTATATGCACGGTTGATAGTGATGATGTCGTGTGCGTCCGAGAGACCCCACGGAGAACCAGATACTGGCACATTTGGAATGTGCACCACAGGAATTAAGCCAAGTGGATTTGGGCGTGAATCAATGAGTTCATCGTTAACGTATTCTTCAATAACGTCATCGGTAAGAATTTCAGTGTATGTAAATACTTGACGAGTTCCTTCAAGAGATGTTCCCCAGAAACGATACTTCTGCTTAAAACGCAATAGGCGTGTGCGGTCGTGTGGGTGGAACTCAGGAAAACAAAAAGAAGAGTTCATTGGAAGAAGGCGAACACGACCAGGATGGAAGTGTCCAGCAGAGTCTGTCCATGGCTCTTCGTAAGCAACCTTTACAAATACGTCGCCAGTAATTCCGCCCTGCTGTCCCATCTCAAGTAGAACACGCATCTTGTCGTTGTCTACTTCCCAGATACGCTCTAAGCGGTCTGGAACAATTGCTTCTGTTGCTTTTGGAGAACGGAAATGAACGCCGTTACCAAACGTAAAGCGTGAAAGATAATCATTGAATGCACGGTAATAATTAACCGCAATTTGCATTTCGCCTTGTTCACGGCGGTAACCCCAGTGATGACCAAGGTACATTGCCCAGTTTAATGAGTAACGGTTGAGGCGAGGACCGTGTACTTCAAATTCTTCGTCTGCAAGTTCTACAAGTCCAAGTGGAGAGATGGAGATTGTAAGGTCGCTTGATGCCGCTCTATACGATGGAGGGCTGAAATCAAGAAATGACATTACTTCTTCTTATCTTTCTTAACATCTTTCTTTTCTTCAAGATGTTTTGCTTTTTCTTTATCTTGTTTACGCTTAGCCATTGTTACTTTACGTGTGGCTTCGTTTGTTTCAACAAATTGTCCACCTGCTTGGACATAACGCTTGTGCACCCATGCACTAGCACCAGGATTTGGGTATGAGGAGTACTTAGCCCGTGCCATTGCAACGATAGTTGCATATAGTTTTGGGTTAGCGGGTTTTTTCATATCTCCTCCAAAGATAGCCTTACAGCCCCCACACTAATGCAGGGGCTGGTCGGCGTCTGTCTTAAAGTAATTAGTCGTTTACGACTGTTGCGGACTGACGTTGCTGACGTCCGCCTGAACGAGCAACTGTCTCAATCTGTGCTGCTGAGTAGTCGTTCATTGTTCCATGTGCAAATTCACCAAGGAATGTTGGTGCTTCAACCCATGATGCTGAGCCTACGTGTGCACGCTCAGACATTGTTTCTGCTGCTGACTTCTGCCATACAGGTGCATTGCGGTTTGGACGACCTGGTGCTGTTGCAGCGCCTGATGACATACCAATCTGGAAATCGTTTGGTACATCTGTGTCTGTTGCAATACCTTCTTCAAAACGAAGTGGGCCACGGCGTGTTGCGTTGCCTGCACCCTTCATTTCGTAGTTCTGTGGTGCACGCTCTGGAAACTGAGGTGCTGGTGAGATTGACATATTTACTCCTTAAGGATGTGTTTGGAAAGGCCTTTTCCTAGGCAATAGTTTCCACCCTTTTGAGCGTTTTGTGTGGTCGAACTAGAAAAAAGGATTACTAGAGACTGAGACTTCTGGCATCGTTAATTCCTTAGTTAAAGAACAAGCAATAGCCAAAGAGTCTGCAAAGTCATCGTGGGCATAGTTTTCATCAGGGGCTGCTGCTGAGAAATTTGGCCCCTTGTAGGTTACTTCTAGGTCAGTCATCTGTTGATAGAAACGCTTCCACGTTCTAAGGCGTCGAGTTTTTGCGTGGGCAGGCCATGAAATCATTTTTCTCTGAATCAGCGCTTGCAGATGTTTCCAACGTTTTGACTGTTCAGAAGGAGAAGATGTAACGGCAGAGACTACTGCTCTAGGCAAAAGAAGAGTAAGACGTTGAGCAACAGCGTCACCCACACCGTTACCGTCTACACCAACAGCAAGCACGTCATAGTTGCTGAGAAAGTTAACAATTTGGAAGTACTGTTCTTCCCAATCATCACCTTGTAGTTCTAGCCAATTAAGAACACGATGGTCAAAGTAACCAAACTCGTCAGGACGGTCCCAATCAACCCAAACCACAGTAACGACTGTAGAGTCAGTTTTACGAGCAGGGTCGATGCCGACAACGACTGGGGTTTTATGCCATACCTTAACCAGTTCTTGAGAAGTGTCGCCCAACTCATCCATAACGCTCGAAGTAACAAACATGCCTCTTTCAAGAAGCCATTTGCAGTTGTAGGACATTTGGAACTCATCAGAGTCCTCTCCAATACGTAGCATTTCTTTTCTAATAAACTTTTCGTAGTTCACGTTAAACTTTGCAACATCTCTCCAGTCCCATTGGTAATGGTTCTGTCGATTGCCACGGTTTGTTTGACGTCGCTTATTTAACTGAATAGATTTATAAAAGTTGTTCTTACTAGTTGTTGGTGTTCCAGTTTTTACCATTGTTCCTGCGTAGTATGCAAGCATTGGAGAGATTGACTTGGATACAACAAAGTCGTCTGCTTCTTGACACTCGTCAATAACAATCAAATGGAACGACTTAGATTCAATCTTTGCACGAGGGTTTGCAGTCATCATCGTGATAGTAGAGCCAGACTTACGCAATTTAATTTGCCGAGTTACACCGCCAACTTTTGCTGCTGAGTCGTCAATCTCTGGGTCACCAAGAATTTCAATAGCACGTTCTGAGGTTAGGCGTGTAACGGTACGGCCAAAGAGAGTTTCAGCCTGTCCTTCAGTTGGTGCAAATAAGCCCACCCACAAACCGTCTTTAAACTTGCCAAGAAGGTCAGGATATAACTTTGCAAGACGAGGAAGAAGAATCATCAGTGTGGCTACTGTGTCAGCCACTGTCTCTGACTTTCCAGACTGACGAGATGCTAGGGCTGTAATTTCTTCGCCATCGTTAATGATGACGGATTCAATAACACGACGAGCCAATGGCTTCTGGTATGGGTGCAAATCGTGCCCAACCAATACCTTGAGAAAGTCCATAATCTTGTCGATGAGTTTGTCAACAAACTGCTGTGAGAGTTCGTCTAACTGTTCATCTGGGACGTCTTCAGGAAGCGTTTCTTCCTGCGTATAAAATTCGGGATTGATTTCCTCAAATTTTTCGTCGTCGTATTCTTTTTCCATAGAGTTATAGCATACTCTTTGTACGTTGTTTTAACTCTTTTGCTATGGCATGAAATACTTCAGTGCCCATTACTACTTCGTCAATCAGCGCTTCGTTCGGACTCTTTTGCCACGTCGTGATGAGTTTGCCAATCGTGTACATCGACTGCTCCATCCATGAAAGCAAATCTGGAGTTGAGAGTGTCGCCACTCGTTTCTCGATGCGTGTCTGGGGCTGGTGTCCAACCTGCTTCTTCCGTAAAATCTTCATATGTTACATCCCGTGTTTCTAATGCTCCGCTTAATGCTTCTTCTTCGTTCTTCATACCATTCCACCGTCCAAAGACTAGTGCCTTGTATTTAGGCAAGCGTACTATAACTGGCGTTGCAACTCTAAATGGCTCTTCTATTTCTTGCGTCCAACCACGAGTAACTACTCTAGCGCCCCATTCATACGGGAACTTAGTTACTTGAACGAATACTGGTCCGATGTTGTGTACCTTGGGCAT